AGAGTCTATAACACAGTTCGTGTTCTCTTCTATTATAAAATTAAACGTTTTATCAGCTCCAGTAAAAAATTGTAAGGTATCAATATAAATCTCCTTTTCTGTCTCATCCTTATTAAACACTTCTATATCTTTATCATCAGAGCTAATATATGTGAAATCAGCTGATGTTGCTGTACCTAATGTTGTATAAAATTTAAAGCTACAACTAGGAAGAGCAGTTAGAACATTCGTCCTAGTCACTTTCATTGTGATAAAATCACCAGCTGAAACTGTCGAAGCCGCCGACTCAACCTTTAATACATTAGGATAACTTTCAGTATTAGCTGGTAGTCTAATTGCAATATTATCAGGGGGATTATTGTTAAGCGGCTCCTCTTTAATTAAATTAAACAGACTCTCTTGCTGAGAGTATAATAGCTTTAAGGGTCTATTAATAACATCAGCTAAGAGTGGCTCGTTAACCCCTATGTATAAATTGTTACTATCGTCAAGTGCACTTGGTTTAGTAAACTCATGATAATTTACTGTACATAGCGTCGGTACTGATGCATACCCCTCATTGGTATTATAAAAACTATATACTTTTTTATTTAAATTTTCAAATAAAGAGTAATGATTATAAATTAATTTTTTTGTTGTCTTATTAAATGTTATATTGTTAACAATTTCCTGAGGGAGAACTAATATATCAGATAAAGTAAAATAATTAGTATATAAGTTCTCGCTATAGAGCTTAGTTGTAACATGCTCGTCTTCATATACATATGTTGATACTTTTTGGTTAGAGTTAACTACCGTGGTAACAGCTACGTAATCCTTATTATTATATAAAGCAGTATCAAATGATAATATTTGCTGATCATCATCATTACCACTTATTCTAAGGCCAGTGCTAGTAGCACCGGCGGATAGATTTAATACTCCAAGATACTGATTTAAATTAGACTTGTAATATTTATATATTTTACCATTATTACAAATATATAAAATATTTTTTACCGCCTTACTGTTAACTATTTTCTTAAAGCTACCACTTTCATTTAAGCCAGATAATGTATACAGTCTAGTATCATAGAAATTAAACAAAGCCTGGGGCTGCGATAGAGTATTATCGACTACATCATACTCAATTATTTTACCGTTAGAAGATAAAATATAACCAAAGACAGACTCGTTAGTATCTGAATATTGATCTACTACAATTGAAACTAATTCACCAGTGTTTGAATTGTTAAATAAACTAGGTGCATTTACCTCTCGTATAAAATTAAAATCAAGGTCAAACACTTTAATACTATTATGACCATTATCTAAAATATAAATTCTATTTTTGTATACAGATAAACTACTCGGTCTAACTAGTTTGTTTTTAGTTTGAGACGTTCCTTCTCCACCAATTGTCTTAAGGAGATATCGCCCAGGATGAGCGGTATCGTTAACACCAGTTCTCTTTAAAGCAACATCGTCAGTTATTAGTCCGGTAATATCAAACTTAAAAGCTGTATTAGAGTCTTTATCTAAAACAAATAATAAATTATCTACAATATCTACGCTTACAACATTTTTAAATTTAAACGTCTTATTAAATTCCACTTCGTTACCAGATACAAGAGTTGTAATTGTAGTAAGATTAACATCCGTCTCTGATATAACTGACTCATCTGAGCTATAATTAAAGTATAGGAACTTCTCTGTACCGTCATTTTTTAATGTAATATGTGTCTCTTGAAGACTTGATAAATAATTGGTACCTGTTCCGTCTTTCGGGTCAGTAGTTACTGCAACTAAGGACCCAGCCATGCTATCATTAATAGATAGATAGTTTGGAGCAGCTGACGTAGGAGGGGACTTCGTAAGTAGTTCAGCATTAGCTATAAGATACAAATAATTCTTATATAATTTCGTAAGACTGTTATTATATACATCTGATATCGCGAAGTCGTTGTGACTTATAGTAACATCATCAACGGTATATGGAAGGCTGGTTGATGCAACCTTTAACTTATCTAATACCCTATCCTGCTCAAAGCCATACGTCGACACTGATGTTACTTCGCTATATACTGAACTAGCCATTATTAATTATTTAACAAATTTATCTTGATTTAATAGATTGAAGTTGCAAGATAAAAAGTAAATAATTAAGATGCCAAAGAAAGCTCCTGTAAAAAATAAACACAAGATTACTCATGATTTTATTTTGAGGTTATATAAAGAGACGGAAACTATGAATAAAGCCGAAAAAGAGCAAACAGTTGCAAAATTAAAAGATCTGATACAATTCATCGGAGAGGTGATTGTAGTTGATCTCTCTGATACTAATGTCTAAAACATATATAACGTGGGAAGAGATACAACAAGATACAACATACCTAGCTAATGAAATATCTCATTTAAATTTTAGCTGTATTATTGGTGTGGCCAATGGTGGGATGATTCCAGCTACACTAATAGCCAAACAACTTAAAGTTAATAAGCTACTATCTTGTAATTTAAAATCCTATCAAGAAGACAAGCCGAGAGAAGGGGCTCACTCTCACAATGATGTAGTAAAGAAGATTAGCTTTCCAGACTGGAGCGAACTCCGTGAGGAAGATAAAGTGTTAATAGTAGATGATTTAGTAGATGTCGGATTAACACTAAAGACAATTAAGCAGTATAATGATATTATTAATCACGAACAACCAGAAAAGAACTGGGTTTTTGTTACCTTATATAATAAATCTAGATCAATCTTTAAGCCTGATTACACAGTAAGAGAAGTTGATAATGATGAGTGGATTGTGTTTCCCTGGGAAGAAACCGCTCCCGCGCGACGGATCCGACTTAATTACATATATCCAAGCAGTGTTAAATGATGACCAGCTGAGAATACTTGATCGCTTGTCCCTGCTCCATCGTGACCTTCCCGTATCATTCTATACTGAAAGCTGCTAGCGCTTAACGGACAATAGAATTGGTTTGACCCACCGTAATTAGGATGAGCCCATTTCTGGTTCCCGAGGGCCCAGTTTGTGTGCGCGCCTGTAAGTGTAGTAGTACCAGTTCCTGATCTTACCTCTAAAAGATGTTTTGTATTAATAGACGTCTTCGCACCAAATGCCCCGGGAGAGATCCACACAAATTGCAATAAAGCGACTGTTGCGTTTGTAGGTACATTTGTTAGCGTTGGTGACACCGCCCAGGTATTGCTATATGCGGTTGACGACGAATGCATGTCTACTTGAGTTGAGAGGAACCTCAACTTACCATCAGCTAGATCGTTACCAGCAGCGACGTCAGCAGCTGCTGCAGTTAATTGTCCAGTAGATGTAACAATTACGGCTCTATTTCCGGTACCAACTAGGCCACCTATAAACGCACTTGTGCCGGTTAAACTTGTCGTTGATATAGTTTCACTAAACGTTACATCTCCCTCAATTGTTCCACCAGATATATAATCACCAGAAATATCGTTGTTTTGAATATCTATATTACCAAAAGGTATACCAGAGTTAACTGCGACCCAGCTACCGGCTACACTAGCATCAGACCCAGTCAATAACATTACATTAGTCGCACTAGCTGATGGTACTGAGTCTGTAGTCCCATCTGCTTTCTTATATGTAGCGGCTGGGAATACAGCGAAGTCACCTGACAGAGCAAGACCGTTGGCGGAGGCTGTAGTTAAGTTAGTGTGAAAGTTTGACCCTAGGGTACCACCACTAACAAATACAGTAGCACCTAAGGACAAACCGCCTGCAGTAATACCGTCACCTACTACAACTCTAAACGCATCTGTTGAGTAACCTAACTCACCTTCACATAAAGTAGTGAGTTTTCTATCAGTATCTGTACCTCGGCGCAAAAATAGCCTAGCTTTCTTAACCTCTGCCATATAAAATATTTAATATATCAATCACATTAATACAACTATTATTAAATAATTAAAATGAACAAGAACGAGACATTTTACGCGATTGCCACGCAACAAGGTAGTTCAATAAAGCTTGAGATAAGAGAAACGGTAAGAG